GCGGCAACGATGCGCTGCTGACTACCCAGGGCGCAACGGTGACGCCGCTGGTGTCCGCTGTCGCTGACCCCGGGCCAACCTATAACGTAAACCTGCAGACGGCCGCCGCCGCGCTGGATATCCCGACCAAGATCCTCGTCGGTATGCAGACGGGTGAGCGGGCCAGCACCGAGGACCAGCGCTACTTCAACGCACGCTGCCAGTCCCGGCGCGGCGATCTGTCGTTCTACATTGAAGACCTGTGCGACAAGCTGTTGGAACTGGGCATTCTCAACCCGGTACCGCAGAAAACGGTTATCTGGGATGATCTGAACGCCAGTACTGATGCTGAGAAGCTGGCATCGGCCAAACTAATGGCCGACATCAATAGCGCTTCCATTGCCACTGGCGAGCAGCCATTTACCGGCGAGGAAATCCGTGTGGCCGCCGGGTACGAAGGCTCACCTGAACCGCTGGAGGAGGACGATGAAGAAGAGGAAAACGAAACCTCCGATTCTGCCGGGAAATCTTAACGATCCCACAGGCGCTGACCGCCTCGAACGCGGCGCGATAAACGAGTTCGGGAGGCGAATAAAACGTATCGCAAAAGCTTATCAGGGCATTCTCGACCGCATACCTGCATCACCCGCCGTAAACCTTCGCTACACCTTCGACCTGGACACCTCGCTGCTTTCGATGCTGCTGGAAAACGCTTCCGCGCTTGTGGACGAGATCCTCTATGGCGGCAATGAAACGAACTTCTGGTATTGGCGCGATTACGTCAATCAGGCGTACCAGCGTGGTACGGCGCAGGAATTCGCTAATCTCTCGCAGCAGTCTGCGGTGTATGCCGCCGGACGGGAGAACCTACAGCAACTGCTGCTGAGCGAGCCGTATCAGCGCCGCCTGCTGCTGGTGCGCACCCGGGTATTTGAAGAGATGAAAAACCTCAGCGCACGGATCAAGTCGGACATGGCGCGGGTGCTCACCGATGGCATGGGTCGCGGGCAGAACCCCCGCGATATCGCGAAGCGGCTCACCGAACAGACAGGGATTGAAATCAGCCGGGCAAAGCGCATCGCCCGCACAGAAATCACCACGGCGCTGCGCCGCGCCCGGTGGGATGAGTCAGACGAGGCCGAAGCGCAGTACGGGATTACGACGCGGCAGATGCACCTCTCCGCACTGAGCCCGACGACGCGGCGTAAACACGCACTCCGTCACGCTCACCTTTACACGACTGAAGAGGTGCGCGACTGGTACAGCGTTGACGGCAACGCCATCAACTGCAAATGCACGCAGGTCGCGGTGCTGGTGGATGCTGACGGCAGGCCGTTAAACCCGAACGTCATCGACATGGCGAAGAAGCGGCTGGAGAAGGCGCATAAAGCCGGTCTTGTCGCCAACCACTTAGATTGCGGCTGCGGTCACCACCACGCCGCATAACAGCGAGAAATCAGCATGCCCTCTCAGATTCATATCAACCATAAGGTCGATAACAAAGCCATTCGCCGCGAAACGTATAACGACCGTGAGCACGTGGTGATCCCGAGTTACACCCTGCCTGCCAACGTCATCATGAACGAAGAGTTCTATCCGGAGGCGGAAATCAGCGCTAACTACCGGACCCTGGAGGGCACGCTGGCACCACTGGGGCATCCGATGGTGGATGGTCAGTTCGTCTCTGCCTTTTCCCCTGAAGGGCTTAACGTGGGCTTTATTGGCGCGTGGAACCGCAACGTCAGCCTGCAGGGTAACCGCGTTTATGCGGAAAAGTGGATCGACGTGAACAAGGCCATGGAATCCCCAGGCGGCGTGGAGCTGCTGCAGCGCATTGAAGCCATCGAGAAGGGCGAAACGACCGATCCTATCTGGTCCAGCATCGCCGTATTTCGCGAGCGCACCCCGGCACCCAAAGACCTGCAGGACCAGGGCGCGAAGTGGGTGGTGAAAATCCACGCCATCGACCACGACGCCATTCTGCTTCATGAACTGCCCGCAGCGGGACCAGAGAAAGGTGTTGGCCTAATGGTCAACGCTGACCTTGCCACGCCACTAAAAGCCAACTCCGGCGCGCTGGTGGGCGAATCCTACCGGGAGCGTGAACAACGCCTCGATCGTGCGGCTAAGGCCCGTTTCGCACCCGGCGAGAACGAATACGCCTGGGTTGCCGACTTCACCGACAGCCAGGTGGTCATCATCCGCAACGGGGGCAATGCCCAGGTGTTCGGCTACACCTCTGAGGGCGGAAAAATCTCCTTCGACGACACCGGAACGCCGGTCGCCCGCCAGGAGTCATGGGTAACCGTCGTAGCCAATAAAGTTAAATCTCTTTTCACACCGCAGGAACAGCCTGCAATCAACCACCAAACGGAGGGCGACATGCCTTTTACCACTGAAGACACAGAACTGCTTCGCAAAATCGTTGGTGAGGCGATCGCCGCTAATAACGAATCGACTCTCAAACCCCTTAGCGAAAGCATTGCAGCTATCCAGACCAACCAGCAGCAGCTCAGCGAAACCCTCACCGCTAATTCACGCGCTGAAGAAAAGACGATGCGTGACGCTGTGCAGGCAGTCCACGGCGAGCTTGTGGCTAATGCCCTGTCAGGCCCGGCGCTGAAAGAGATGTTCAGCAAGCTGGGTACTGCCGCACCGCTGGGCACCAACTCCGCGACGCAGCCGGGCCAGACTGGCGCTCCGGACCCGTCCACTTACTTCCAGGCCTAACCGAGCAGGCTGAACAGTCACCCACTTTTAAAGGAGACCGGCATGGCATCCCGCTATCGTCGTGTAAATATCGACGGGCAGTCGCTTTATAAGACTGAAACCCGTACCACTGTCGCTGCCCTGTTGCCGGGCACTGCGGCGATTATCAACGCTGATGGTCAGTTCGCACAGGCTGGTGCGCTGACCGGACGCCTCTACATTATCGACTGCGCCTACCATCAGGGCCTGGGTATTCGTGACGCCGTCCCGGAAGGCGATTCCGCTGTAGGTAACTACGTGGAGGAGGGGCGCGAACTGGCGCTGTTGTGTGTGCCCGGCGCGTACAAAAAAGACAGCCCGATCAAGCTCGGTGCTGCTGGTCAGTTCATGCTGGCCGCTGACGATACCGATGCGGTGATTGGCTACAGCCAGGACGAAGCCACCATTGCGGCAGGCGCTACCGATTTCATCCGCGTTCGTATGCGTGCCGCCACTGCCGCCGCAACCGCTGGCGCATAATTTAAGGACACACGCACATGTATTTTTCCCGTGAAACCCTGGCGATTAACCGCCGCCTGCATCAGCACTGGAACTCCCTCTGGGCCCAGCGAAATATCTGGGATACCTCCCACCAGCTTATGGTTAACCAGTACCGCGGCGTAATGGATGCCGAAACGCTGGCGGCCAATGCCCTGGCAGGTGATGGTCTGGGGCGTGAGTTCTGGGCTGAAATCGACCGTCAGGTTATCCAGTTGCGCGATCAGCAAGTCGGTATGGAGATCGTCAACGACCTGATGAGTGTTATGCAGGTTCTGAACATCGGAAAAACCGCCAAGCTCTATAGCGTGGTTGGTGATATTGCTGATGATGTGCAGGTCAGTCTGGACGGTCAGCCGCCATACTCTTTTGATCATACCGAATACGACAGTGACGGCGACCCGGTACCTGTGTTCACCGCTGGCTACGGCGTTAACTGGCGTCTGGCCGCAGGCCTGAACACGGCGGGTATTGATATCGTGCTGGACTCGCAGGCAGCCAAGATGCGTAAGTTCCATAAACGTCGCGTTAAAGCTTATCTGGACGGTAACGAAACTATCAAGGTTCAGAACTATCAGTCTCAGGGGCTGCGTAACCACCGCAATACGGCGAAGATTAACCTTGGATCCGGCGCTGGTGGTGTAAACATCGATCTGACCAAAGCCACGCCCGCTCAGGCACTGGAATTTTTCGGTCCAACGGGTCCGTTCGGACTGACTGCCCGGGCGAATCAGGTCACCGCCTATGATGTGTTGTGGCTGAGCTCGGAAATCATGGCAAACCTGTCGAAGCCCTACACGATTGAGGTCGGTAACGGTTCAAATGCGATCGTGAGCGGTACCGTTCTTGATGCCATCCGCAAATTTATGCCGGTGAAGGATATCCGCATGACCTACGCGCTGAAGGGTAACGAGTTCCTCGCCTATGAGCGCCGTCAGGATGTGGTTTCGCCGCTGGTGGGTATGGCCGTTGGTGTCATTCCGCTCCCGCGCCCGCTGCCGCAGAGCAACTACAACTTCCAGATCATGTCTGCAGAAGGCCTGCAGGTGAAACGTGACGACGAAGGCCATTCCGGTGTGCTTTACGGCGCAAACCTGGGCTAAGGAGAAGACATGGCTAAGTACGAAGTGATCCGCCCATGGCACGGGGTGACGGTTGGTGACGTGGTGGAGTTTGAAAGTCTCCACCCGGTATTGAAACCGAACGTCCGCCTGATGCGGGGCGAAGCGGGTGGCACGCTCAACCCGGCGACGCCCGGCGCGGGCAACGATGGCACTGACGGTAAATCCCGTAAAGAGATTATCGCCGCCCGTCTGAAGGAACTGGGTATTGAGTTCAAAGGCAACCTCGGGGCTGAAAAGCTCTCAGAGCTGTTGCCGGATGGCGAGCTCGAAGCGCTTTTCCCCGCTGAATAACAGCCGCCGCTCAGGCGGTTTTTTTATGCCCCGCTCCGGCGGGGTTTCTTGTGTCAGGAGTCAGCCATGGTAAATCCCGAACAGGCGCAGCAGTACCTCAACGGTCAGGGGATTACCCTGCCTGATTTCGTGCTGGCGGCGCTGGTGGATCAGGTTAACGGTATTGAGGAATGCCTGAGCCAGCATTATGCGGCATCAACAACAATGCTTATCCAGCTTTACCTGCTGGCACTCATGGGACTGGGGCAAGGCGATAAATACCTCTCCAGCCCGACAGCGCCAACCGGTGCGGCCCGCT